AAAATAATGCCCCATCAGGTGGTGGTGGTTTAGATTACATGAGTATGGCTGGGGCTGGTTTAGATGGCTTACAAAATATGACCGATTCTGCTGGACCTCAAGCTCCTCAGATGTCACCCGAAGGTATGCCAATGCAAGCTCCCGAAATGGGAACTTCAGGAAAAATAGGTGGAGGATTAGATGCTGCAGGTAATGTAGCTATGGCCTCGGGAAATCCTTACGCTATGGCCGCTGGAGGCGCAGCTAAACTTGCAGGTATGGGACTTTCTTTATATGATAAAAATAATCAAAGAAAAGAAGCCAAAAAGAATTTCAGAAAAATGATGGATGAATATGAACGTCGACAAGCTGTAGAACGAGAAGACCGAGCTATGGAGAAGCGTAGACTTGAGAGAAAAGAAGGTTACTTTGGAGCTGACTATGCTAGAAATTTAGGTACTGAGTTGGCTGGGCAATATCAAGGCTATAGACAAGGAGGCCAATAACAATGGCACAACAAATGGCTTTCCCTGAGGGAATGGAAATAAGGCGAGGCCCTAGCATGGGTGAAATGCCTGTAATGCCTGTACAACAAGGTATGGCTGGGGATTTAGCACAAGTTGCTGGACAAGTTGGGGGAGAAATTTCCAACTATGTAGAGCAAGAACAAACCAGGGAAGCACAAATCGCTAAAATGGTTGAGAAACGTAAATTAGCTATGGAAATCCAAGCAGCTAAAGATGAAATGCATCGAACAGATGCGGAGTTTAAAAAAGCTCAAGCGGAGGAGGCGACCCGACAATTTGAAGCCAGAGAAAAAGGTCGTGATAGAGACGCTAAACGTAAAGAATTAGCCGATGCTGCTGATGTTAAACATAAAGATGAAGGTCGAGCTTTACAAAAAGATAGAGATAAATCTCTTGCCGAACATCGCAAAAATTTATTAGCTCAGAAAAAAGCTGGGGGTAGCTCAAGGGGCCCAAGACTGAGTACTAAAGGCTATGGTGGAAATACCAGGCGTGTACTTGAAAACATAGAAAATGGGATTATAGATGAATATGAGGCCTCAGAACAGAATACTGCCAGAATAAGTAAGTTAAAAGAAAAGCTGGACACTATCCGAACTGAGGAATCTGAATTTGGGGAGGGTACGGAAGGTAAGGTAACTGAAAAAGGTGGAACCTGGAGTAATTGGTTTGAAGATACAGAATCCGATACAGACAGAGGGTTACTTGACCAAGAGAATAGAAGTAACTCCAATAAAAAAATGATGCAACGAATTGAAAAGGAACTTGAAGATAGAGAGCAATTGGATAGCATGATTGGGGATGTTGACAATATTGACTTAGATGGGGGGTCTAACCAACCAGCATATAATCCCGGAACCTCCACTCAAGCAACCTCCTCAGGACAACCAGCCCCTCAAGGATTCCAAGGCCAAGTTTTTGGTACCCGGGGTCAGTTGAAAGCTGCAGTTGAAAGTGGGCAAATACCTCGTGGAACAGCTGTCTGGGTTGAAGAGGATGGCAAACAACTAACGTATAGATAGGAATTATGGCTAGAAGAAAATCCTCAATAAACCCACAAGAAGTTTTCAACTATTTGACAGCCAAGAAAGGTGTGTCCGAATTTCATGCGAAAGGGATGATTGCCAACATTAAGAATGAGTCAGCCTTTAGGCCAGGTGCCATAGGTGACCAAGGAACATCAGGTGGATTCTTTCAACATCATAATGAAAGATTTTCAGCCCTTAAGAGATTTGCTCCAGATTGGAAAACTAACTGGAAAGGTCAAGTTGATTATGCCCTTACAGAACCTGATACACAAAGATATTTAAAAAAGAAATTTAGGACTCCCAGGCAAGCCAGTATGTGGTTTACCGAAAAATGGGAACGACCAGCCGATGCTAAGAATAAAGCTAGGCAAAGAGCCAAAGATGTAAATCTTGCTGGCTATGATTTTGGGGATTATGATTCGTTAGGCTTCGACGTGGTTGATGCTGGGTCTCAGCCCTTGTCAACTACACCCCCTCCACAACCTATGGCAGATATAGCACCTACAACCTCCCCGGCAGGTGACTCCTTTTACGAGGATTTAGGATTTGTGGAGGAATCAGCTTCACCCTCAACTGATGATTCTTTTTATGCAGACTTAGGGTTTGCTGAAGAACCTACAGCGGCACCTATAAACCCAATAGTGGCTCAAGTAGAGCAACTCGTACCAGAAATGCCAATAGAACCTGTAGCACCTGAAGGTATAGACCTAGGTGACACAGCAAATATGTATGCTCAAGCGACTGCCCCAGCAGCCATACAACCAGATGAATTTGTTGAGCCCAATGTTCAGCAAGTCTCCAAGTATGAACAGTTAGGGAGTGAATTTGATGAATATCGTGAAACAATGCCTGAAAGTGTTATGCCTCCAGGTAGGTATGGCAATATGTTGGCTCAGCAAGAATTGGCAGAAAATCCCGTGGAGTTTACTCCTGAGCCAGTCCCCACGCCTGAAGACTTTGCAGTTAATCCTAGCAAAGCTTATTACACAGGGGCTCCAATCATTGCGGAAAACCGACAACGTGAACGGCAAGCAAAGGGTGAAAGGACGATTCTGGGGAAGACGGTAGGTGATGCCCTTTCCACCACAGATACTTTTTGGCAAAAAGGTTTATCAGCTTTAGGTGTAAATCTAGGTAAAGATACTCCAACTTTTGCAGCCAAATTAGGTAAATCCGTAGAGGATGCTAGGCAACAAACATTAGCCACAGCTAGAAATGAAAATCCAGATGCCATAGAACAAATCAAAACAGTTTATGAAGCATTTAAAAATAACCCTAATGAAACTATTAAGGAGTTAGGGTCTGAGATAGTAGATCATCTACCCTCAATGTTGGTTACCCGAAAAATTAGTATGGGTGCCTTAAAGAGATTAGGCAAATTAACTAAAATGGGAGCTAAACCAACTCCAGCTAGAAAATTATTAACCAAAGAAAAATTTGGGTCTAGGCTCAAAAAAGAAGCTTTAGCTGACATGCCTAGTGATGTTTTAGCTGGTGCAGCTCTCAAAGAATCTGAGGGTGGTAGATATGGGCTAAGTGATGCTCTTACAGATGCTGCCACAGGTGCAGTTATGGCTTTACCTATTGCAGGCGCAGGCCACTTATCTGGATTAAAAGTCAAAAAAATTAAGAATCTAGAGCATTTAAAAGGTTTCAAGAAATTATCCAAAGAACAATTTGATAAAATTGAGAATCTAGTTGTAACTAAAGACATGGAGAAGAATCCTAAAGTATTGGAGATGATTCCCCAATTTTTAGATATGGCTGACTCTCCAAATATTCAGAAAAAAATTATAGGTTTTGATGATTCTAATCCCACAAAATATTGGGATAAGCAAGAACTCAAAAAAGCTGGCTATGGAGATAGAGAACCTGGGTGGTTCACATCTGCAGGTAAAACCGATAAGGGTGGAATCACTTTATTTAAAAAAGCTGATGCCTCTACCGTTATGGAAGAGATTACTCATCACCTCCAAGATGTAGCTAAAAAGGATTTCCCAGAAATTCAGAAACAAATTAAAACCTGGGAAAATTCTGTAAGAAAATTAGCGAGAGATGAGGGACGAAAAATTCCTGATGGTGATGAATTATTTGCCAAAGTCTTTTCCGCAAAAATGGGACATGGAGATAAATTCCCTGAGAATATTACAACCATACCAATACCTGAGAAATTGGTCACATCTTTTGGAGACCTCCTAAAAAAGGAAGCTCCAGAAGTTACTGAAATTAAGGCACCGAAAAGAAAGAAAGAATCCAAGTGGTTACTGGATGAGGATGAAGTAGAAGTACCAGTTACTCCTTTGAAAAAAGAAGTAAAGAGTGTATCTTCTAAACCTGAAGTGCCCCCAGAAGTGAAGGCCAAAGTCGTTGTCCCTGAAAAGAGAAAACCAGACTTAGTAACTTCTGAGAGCCAACCTAAACCTGTTATCAAAAAGAAACCTGCACCTAAATCAATTCTGGAAGAAATTGGAGAAACCTACAAATATGAAAATTTGGATAAGGCGTTCCCTGATGGGCCTACCAAAAAGCAAATTATCAAATACTTGTTTGAAAAAGAAGGTATTAGAGTCCCTCGGGAAGAGGCCAGCATCATTAGAAGGCAGTTAGAAGCTGGAAGAAAAACTGAAGCTAATATAACTAAAAAAGCTACTCAGGATAAATTTGAAGAGAAAGGCATCAAAGGGGAAGAGGCTGAAGTTTTAGAAAAATTCAGATTAGATGAGGATGATATTCCTGACGATGCTGTTAGGTATCAACTAAAACCTGATGATGATGCCCCTATAGATTTACCTCCTGAGTACATCAGGCATGGAAAGAAAAAAAGAACTATTAAAGATGTCAAGGAAAAAATTGGCTCCAATGTTGGGAAACTCAGACAATTAGCTGAAGATACAGCAGTTCCTCTATCCACTAAAATAGGGAAACGGTCTAAAAAAGTAGCTCTCAGAGTTGCCAAATATGATTGGGATACTAAGGAAGTTTCTAAAGGATATCTTGAGCCGATGATATCTACACTTGAAAAAATGGAAAAAATGCCAAAAATCGATAGCCGTCGATTGGATTTAGCCCTCCAAAATGGGAATGTTAAAATTCGAGATGCCTACTTAAAACGATATGGCTTGGGAGATGACTTCAAAAAAACTATAGCCGCCAAAGATAGAATCAAAGCCGATGCTGAAGAGATGGGTATTGAGATTGGGAATGTTGATAACCATTGGCCTAGGCAGGTAGATGATGTTGATGGATTGTTGAAACATTTAAATAACAATAACCCTCAATCCTTCCTACTAAGGGCCCTCAAACAAAAAAAGAAAGATTTAGGTAGAGAATTAAGTTTAGAAGAGCGGGAGATTGTAGCTAATCAATATCTTCAAGGAATTAAACCTAAGGGCTTATCCAAACCTGGGAATATAAAAGAAAGAAAAATTGAAACTTTGACCCCTGAAATGGCTAAATATTATAAATCTTCTGTGGAATCCATGACAAATTATGTGGATACCATGACACGTTATATGGCTCAAAGAAAGTTTTTCGGTAAAAATTCGATTAAAGATGCCGATGGCGTTAAAGTTGATGTTGAATCCAGCATAGGGGCCCTAATAGCCGACGAAGCTACCTCGGGTAGACTCAAAGCTGGGGATGAGGTAGAGCTAACTAAGGCTCTCCAAGCGTACTTTAATCCCAGTAATATGAATAAAACTTTCGCTAAGTTTAAAACTTTGGGCTATCTATCAACATTGGGCTCAGTTTTCAACACTGTTACTCAGTTTACAGATTTGCCGTACTCTATTAGAAAAAATGGCATTAAGAGTTTTTTACAAACAGCCTTCGCTAAAAAGAAATTCAAACTTGAAGATATTAATGTAGAACACATTGCTGAGGAGTTGTCAGGCTCAGATAAGCTCTCAAAAATTACCAATAAGGTATTTAAGATAAATATGTTTAAAATGGTGGATAGGTGGAGTAAGGAAACTTTCACGGGTTCCGCTATGAAGACAGCTCAGAGGCAAGCTAAAGCAAATGACCCAAAACTTAATAACAAATTAGAATTTATGTTTGAGGGTAGAGCTGGCCAAGTTAAACAAGATATTTTAGATGGTACACTTAACAAGGATACTAAATTCTTCGCTTTTCAGGAATTAGCTGGAGTTCAACCTATTTCCCTACTGGAAGTACCTCAACAGTATTTGAAGTCTGGTAATTTGAGAATAATGTACATGCTTAAAACTTTTGCTATCAAGCAGTTTGATGTCCTAAGACAGGACTTGATTGTGAATGTGATGGATGAATACCAGGCTGGGAATAAACTCCAGGCTGCTAAAAATTTTACTAAACTCTCAGGGTTTGTAGGCTCTTTAGTTGCTGCAGGTATGACCAAAGATGTTGTAACCGATTGGATGTCTGGCAAGGAAATTGATATGGATGATGCTGTTTTAGATAATGTTCTAAAATTATTATTCGTAAGTAAGTATGCTGCTAGAACTTTCAGGGAAGATGGGATTGCGGCAGGTGTCGCTGGCTTAACCTTTCCACCATTCAAAACCATGGAAGCTGGAATTAAAGACTTATATAAAGTCTCTGAAGGTAAATTCACACCTAAGGATGCTCAAGTTATTGAGTCTATCCCCGTAGTTGGTGAAATATTCAGTAGACATATAGGCCGAAAAGCTGAGAAAAGAAAAGCTAAAAGAAGGAAGAAATTAGGGCTATAGCACTGGGAATTTCATGGGGTAGGATAGTCGCTTCTCTGAACCCATGCCCAGTGTTTATTTACTATAGTGACTTTTTCCACAAGCTATAACTGACCAATACTCTAGATTAGATTTATAGTTGGAAACTCCACAAGCCCTAAGACAATCTCTATAAATTTTATCAGCTGTCCGTCTAGAAATACCTAGAGCACTGCCATAGACGTAGAGCCAATCATGGAATAAACTACATTTTAGGTGTAGTACATTCTTACCGGAACCAACTCTAAGAGCTGCTAATTTGGGGATAGATGCCCCATTCCACTCAAACCTACGGTCTATGGTTATAAACCCTTTAGGCAACAGTGAATGGTGGAACTGTATGGTGTCCTGTATGCTGAAAGGTTTGTTTTGTTGACTGATTTTTATATTAAAATCAGTGAACATTAAATTATAACAATCTACCTGGACTACCATTATCTCACCCATAATTTATCTACAAGTTTTTTAACTTTTTTATCCTTCACATACTTCATTGCGTGGACTACAACGCACATAGATATGAAATCTGATTTACTTCGCTTGAAATTCTTAGCCCTCATCACTTCGGGTATCAAAGCAATGAGGTCCTCATCCAGGCTAAAGGTTGCTGCTTTTTTAGCCATAGATATCTCCTATTTGCCTACCATTGTGATTTTGCCTTTTTTCTTGAATCCAGCAGGAGCTTTCTTTTTTCCTGTGATTCTGACATTTTGGGCTTGTTTGTCTTTCATTGCTGTTTTACTGTATGTGCTTTTTTTCTTACTAGCCATGATTGGCCTCCTTTTATTGATGAATACTTAATATACTATTATTTACCTAGTCTTGTTGCCACCATTTCATACCCCCTTGAAGGTAGATTCTGAATTTACTGAGCCAGGTGTCAATTTTTCTATCTATCCAATTTTTCATAATCTTAAATCCTTGAGCCACTGATGGAAGTGCAGACTCGCTCACTACCCTTAGGAACGATTAGCAAGGCGTTAATAGCCCCCATAATGCTTACCTTAGAATTCCGTTAAATTTTAGGCCACGGGGGAGTTAAACCCCTTCAAGATGGTGACCGCACCTTATAGATGACTCGTTAAGGGGTTCCATTGGTTCTGACACCGCACCCGTAATTATAGTCTTGTCAGAGTGACTACATTTTCTCATCATCTAATTCCTTTTATATAACTAGTGTGGGACTCGAACCCACATTATGACTTAGTTAAAAGCCTCCGTAGCCATTCCGACACCTAGTTACTTTAAACATTTACAACTTTCTTCATTTCACTGACCAAATAACTATCAGCTATTTTTTCTTTCCTATTGAGAGCCTTAACTATGGCCTCATCAATTGAATCCTCACAACAAACGTCAACTATGGCCACAGGTGTAGTCTTAGTTAAATTAGTTGTCCTCATAATCCACTGGCTACGGGTATCATTACTGAATGAATTACTTATGCAGTAAGATAAATTTGCCCTAGACAAATCCCTACCCATTTTTATTAAATCAACCTGAGCGAATAAGACATCAAAATCCCCATTTTGAAAAGCTTCAATAGAGGAGTCAACTTCTTGCTTACTTTGATTGCCTGTAACAATATCACAATCCACATCATTTTGTATAAAGAGCTCTAGGCCAGCATAGAGAGGTTTCTTGAAAAACCCGAACACTACAATGGGTTCTGGTCTTTCCTTGTAACATGACAGGATTTCCTTGAGTTTTGCCTCACTAATCATTTCGCCTGAGTCAGGGTCAACCCCTGCAGCAATTTGATTGAGATAGCCCACAAAAACCTTATCCCCTGTTGCCGAACCTAAAGCCTTTTTCTTATCAATTGCCCAGGCTATTGCTTTCCTTTGTTTTTTATTCATTGGTACATTTCTCTGGGAATATAAAATCTCAGAGCCCAGCCCCAAACCTTCCATAGTTCTAACAAAACAAGTCTGCTTAATCCATTCTTTAATCTCCACCAAATGTAGAGGATTCCTAGGAACCCATTTATTAATAGGTGTCCCAGAAACATTAGGGTCTCTCCAGAACTGATTTATATATTCATCTAACCTCTCACAGCCAAAGTAAGAGCCAGTAACTGCCATGGCTTGAGAGGCATATTGAATTGCGCTCTCAGGAGCTGGGTTGCCAGATAACGCACAAATCTGTGGAGGAGTCACTGATTCCTTGCGTAGTCTCCTGAGAGCTCTAAGTATATAACGGGTTACGGATGAGGTGCCATTTGCTATACAGCTAGACTCATCAAAAATAATGGTGTTCCATTTCTTTCTATCTAAAACTTTATAATCATAAAGCATATCCCAATTACAGATAACTATAGGGGAATCTGAATCCAATTTTGCTAATCTTTGTTTCTTAGTGCCATTTATGATAATATATCCCATAAGGTCAGCTTGAGCCACTACTTCTTTTGCCCAAACTGTCATGCATGTGGATTTAGTTACGATTAAGGTATAGTGGTTAAGCCCAAACTGTCGATTTATTTGGGAATTTAAGAGAAAAGTAACAGAAGGTTTGGTCTTACCTCCCCTCTGTTCAATATAAAGGAAACCACCACAATTAGCTTTTAAATACTCTACAGCTTCAATTTGGTGGGGGTATGGTTTCATAGTACAATCCTCAAAATATTTAAAATAATTATAAAGGCCACACCTAATAAGGATACAGCTGGCCAGAGAGTTAAGAACCAACTAGTTTTACTATGTCGCATAAAGACCCTGAGTCATATCCAAATCTCTCATTTCTTTAGCGTTGGACCTGATTGATAAACAATCCTCATCAGTCAAACCATAGGATTCAATACTCACAGCCCTACTTTTATTAGCATTTGATTTTGTGAACTGGATTCTAATATCCTTTTGAATCTTCTTAGGACAATTATACAAACCAATTAACTCATAATTTCGAGCTAAAGCATGGGGGACAGCAAATTCGCCTAGATGTTTATAGATATTTGTCATCCCCTGAACCATAATAATTTTCTCAGCAGCTTTGGGGCCCAAAGTTTTCTTATCCCCAATAAGGGAAATCCCTGGGATATTATCTGAAGAGTCACCAGTCATAATTTTAAGAGCCAAATCAGCTGCAGATTTTTCTGGAGCACATTCTACAAATTCATTTTTCATAGGATTGAAAAATTTCAAATATAATCCTTTTCTAAGGAGTTGGTGCCAATCTGAATCCGTAGTAACTAAGATAAGGTCTGAGCCAGGATTGTCTTCATGGTAAACATAAGCTAAGTCATCAGCTTCAGCCTCTTTAGACATCACAACTCTGGCTGAAAATGTTTTTGCCAAAGATAGAGCTATTGAGTTCATAAGGTCTTTGAATTCCTTACGAGTAGTTTCATAGGGCCATTTAGAATCCTTACGATTACCTTTATAAGCTGGGAATAAATCAATTATACCTTGAGGTGTTTTATCATAAGCTAACGGCTGAATATTTTCCTCAGTCTCAATGCTTAGTAATAATTCCTCAATCTCAGCTTTTTTAAGTTTAGTGGCTTTGTAAGCATCAAATTCTTTATAGTGTTTGACCAAATAATATTTAAGGTCATGCATAATATAATGTACAGTCTCGGTTGGCTTGTAAACAACCTTTTTACCATTCTCAATAGTTTCAACAAAATCTAACTGTCTGACTTCAACCCAAACCTTACCATGTTCCTTATAATACTTAGGGTATATGGCTTTTCTCCAATACACTGGGCCATCCATAAGGAAATCCATTTGAGATGGTTTGAATCTTTCATGGAGGGCATAAATTCTGGAAGTCAAGTTCCGAGAAAATTCATCTATTTCTATATCTGTCCTACCCTCATATGATGGGGATGCCATACTATGCCAAGATAAATGACACATTACACTAAAGTCTATTCCTAATTTTGGTCCACTCATGATTGATGCTCCTTATCACTCATATTGATGACTATTTGAAAATTAGCTTCATTACTATAATTGGATGTATCCAATGAAAAGTTACTGATAGTTTTCTTAGCCTCTACCATAGCTTTTGTAATAGCTTTAACTTTTAGCTCTTCCATGAATCGGGTTAATTCTTCCTCTATATACGTTTCTGCAACACTTTTTGCTCTTTTTAGTATTGCTGCTGTTTGTAATGCGTTTAAACTCATAATATCGCTCCTAATTTAAAATTCTTACGGTTTTACCTTTCCAAATCCCTCTACAGACAACACCCGTAACACTAGAGCCATTTAAACCTAGTGCGACAAATCCAATGTTGAAATAATCTTTGTCACTGCAGGCAAACCATTGGTAGCCTGTATACTCCATGTGTTTATAGCCTTGTCCTGATAGAACCTTAGTCGCATCCTTTTGGTTCATAGTGCAAGATGCTAACACCATTAATAATATTCCGATTAAGTAAATTTTCATGAGTCATCGCCTCCGTCTGGTCTAAAGTTTTTAAAAAAATCCCTCGGTGAGGGGTTTGAGTCTGATTCTACTACATCTATTGTCCAATTTTTGGTATCAATAGTATTATTTACGTGCCGAATATCGGGCATGCCTTCCTCTAATTCTGCCCACATCTGAATCTTAAGGATTTCTCTTTTCCTTGAAATCTTAGATATTTCATAGGAGCAGTCATCAACACTACTGTATTTTGCTTTAATACTATTTAAAATCTTTTCTGGTATATCTATTTTCTTTATCATAACATCCTCTATGTTAAAAAAGTCAAAAAAGTGACCCTCGTATGCTGGATAATCACTACAAAACACAACAAAGGTAAGGGTCACTCCACGGAAAGATTAATCAGGGGCTTGTGGCCCTTCATCTTCTTCTGCTTCAGGTTCTGCTTTCGCTTTCACTGCAACTTTACCCTTTTTATCAAAATCAAAAAGTGTTAAAGTTGAAGGATACTGCTCATACTGACCATTTGGTTTGCCATCTGCACCTTTAAGTGCAAGCTTTTCATAATACATTCGACCTTTAGGTTTGAAATCTAAATTATCAAAAAAGTCTTCAATATCATCATTGTTATCCATTTCGGATAAGTTAGCCCCATTAGCTTTCAAGAAGGCATACATACCTTTTTCGGCATAAGGATTGGTCATAACGTAATATTTTTTAGCTATTTTACCTTTTACGTCACCAAATGCTTTCTTATCTTCTTTAGAAATCGGTAAAACTTTAAAGTGTAAAACAAACATATCGTCTTTCTTTGCATCAGACAATTTTCTTTCAAAATCAGCCAAAGTAACAGGATAACCATCACCTTCTGTAACTGAGGGAATTCTAGTGTCCGTATCTTTTTTCGCTTGTTCGTATTTATCTGCTAAACTCATAATGAGCTCCTTTTTTAGTTATCTCTGGCTCAATTGCCAAGAGAGGTGCCTGACAGGGTGACCCACACTCGACCGTCCATCTTTATTGATCAGCCTACTAACAGGTCTCTTCCCAGGACTTTCGTCTTCAAGAGTCTTTTCTCAGGGTCCGGCAGTAATAGTGAACCATTCCCCTTTGCCCTCTTTAGGACTTTTTAAAGATACACCACAACATGAATTTGTCAAGGGCATATTTAAAGTTTATTTAAGATTTAAATACAGTCTCCATTAAATGTTTAATCCTATCTTCCCTAGTAGGGAAATGTCCCAGGTATTTGTGAAGCAAATTATAATAATCTTCACCTTTTTCTGAAATCCAAACCTTCTCATGAGTAATAACGTCCATATCAATTCTAATTGGGAAATTCTTAGTCTTCATAGTGTGGTCATAGGCGTTGGACATGCAACTATCTATCTTCATTTTATCTGTATGGACTTCATCTTCTTTACTCAGGGTAACTACCTCATCATGCTTGGTGTATATGACTTTAAGGCCTCTCTGTCTCATATATTTCACAGCCAAATGGAGCATAGTTGAACCCCTACCCTGTACGGGAAAGTTCAAAGCTGATAATGTAGACCTAGCATCTTTGAACAAAGCCCAGCCACAAGGTAACTGCAATACACCAGTTTTTAGATACCTAGATTCAATAGCATCCAACATTTTCCAGTACTTAGGGTAAGCTTTTTGGTGAAGTCGGATTAACTTATTACCACCTTCCTCACTGGTGAACTTTCCAGTATCACCCGTAACTTTTTTACCTAAGGATTTACCTTTCATCCCAAATTGAACAGCCAATGTAGTAGCTTTAAATGCTCCTCTCTCTACTGGATGAGATTTTTTAGTTCCCTCTTTGGGAATTCCCCCAGCTTCTTTACCAAACCAAAGGTAAGGGTCACCAGATTCATAGGCCTCAACCATATTCTCATCATGAGCTAAACAGGCCCCAATCGCAAATTCCTGGGAACTATAATCGGCTGGGATGAACACATAACCCTTAGGTGGTCTCATTAAACAATGAAGCCAGGCACTCATGAGTGGGATGTATTTCTTAGTTGATGGCTGACTTCTACCTGTCTGAGCACCGTAGAGACCCATGAAACTCCTCATTCTATTATCAGAACCAACATTTTCAAATAAATCAGCCTCACCTTTACTCTTATCGGGTTCTCTAAACCATTTGATTTGATTGAGAATCTTTTTAGTCTGTCTAAGCTCCTTAAGTATTTTGATATATTCAAAATTTTTAAGGTATTCATCCTTAGTGGAAAGCTGACCACTATCAGTTTTAGCCCAATCCTTCCTAACATCCACAGTGTCGGGGTGAGTCTCAATGTACTCCTTGAATTTTTCATTAGAGAAAGTCCACTTACCTCTAAGGCTGGTTTTAGTTAACTTTTTCCAAACAAAAAATGCATAGAGTTCATTGAGCTTTTTGATTAGCTTTTCCTTAATTAGGGGAACATTCCTTCTAAGATTTTTCATTCTCTCAATATCTATGGGGATACCCTCAGTTTCATGAGTAGCTGCTATGGCTGAATCCTCACCTCTTCTAAGCTGCCATTTATAGAATTTATCTAGCTCTGGCTTCTTTAATTCATTCCATAAATTAACCGCCATAGTTTTTCTGAGAGCTGGTAAATGGACAATATCAGAATCACAGTAAGCTAAGATATCTGTCTGCTCAGCCTTAGTGTACTCACCTTTACATTGAAGGATTAAATCCCTCATGGAATGTTTAACCCCAGCATTTATATTGATTCCCAGTTGGTGACCAGCACAGCCTACAAGCCCACCCTTAATAATGTAATTGTCTTGTTTCCGAGTACTTCCAAACTGTTTAGGTTTAGAGAAATATTCTATATCCCCAAGAAAGTAAGTCCCAAAAAGGTATTTATTATTCCTATTCTGAAGTTGTTTAAATTCTAAGTATAAATCAATCCATTTGAAATCCATAGGGTCAAGGCCCAGGGCCTCAAAACACCTAGCCTCAGCTGCAACCTGGAAGGCTACCATTATAAACCCATCATCCCGGAATTTGGTTAAGGTATCTTTTAATAATTCAAAGTGGTTGGGGTCTTTATGTAACCATATATTTGACACACCATGGGGGTCTGTACTTTGGGACCAACTAGCACAAATCAACGTAGGGTGTTTCTCCTGACTTGAGTTGTACTCAAAATCAATGTAAAGGTATTTTTTCGCTTCAGTTTTACTCATTCACACCCCACATATTCATATTGAACTTCACAAGTACCTGTGTATCTAGGAGGGTCATAAGATTTGGCAGTCTCCCCAAAGTACATACAATTACTATAAGTTGAAAACCCTTCCTCTCTCTGACCCTTATTCCCAGGGAATGGGATGTAGGTGTAGGTTTGAACCTCCTCAGGCACACACTCAGGGCTGATACAGTCAGAGCAGCCTACTATGAATAGTGTTATCAAAATTAATAAGTATCTCATTTTTCCTCCGGTAAAGCTGCTGGGTAATAATTCTGTTCAAGTAATTTAACTTTGGCATCTATCTCAATTAAACGACCTGTTAATACCCCTTTTTCATATGCTAATTTGTAGCTAGACACCATAAAACAACTGGTAATAGCTATTGTGACCGCAATCCACATTAATACTTCTTTTAAACTTCCCATTAGATAACCCCCGCATCTCTAAGTTTTATAATATCATCTATACTGTGACCATTCTCAACCAGTTGTATAATATCATCAACAGGGACTTTCCCTGAAGGTATGGCAAAGGATTTACCTGGAGGTCCAGCTTTTACTGAAAAACTGTCACCAGCTGGGATTTCAATTTCATGGCATCTACCAGCTACCCCATCCTTAGATTTTTCCTCTACAACTGTGATTTCTATTTCTTCCATGGCTGGCTCTTCTTCAGGTTTTCGTGGTTCACAATAAAAAGTACCCTGTAGGGGTTTTCGTCTGAAAAATTTATCTTCTTTTTGAAAAATATTAGTTACTTGTATCATTTGCTTCTCCGTTTTTAAGTTGATTATTTCTTTTGGTCGATTATTTCTTTTATTACACTCAAATCTACTTCTTTACATTTTTTTGTTGTAACTTCAAACATGGTGCAGAAATCTTCTTCTTCATTACAATTCTCATCTGCCTTAACTTGTTTCGTATCTTCTTCACAGCCCATGGGTGATTTATTCCCACAGCCCATAAAACTTATTAGGGATAGTATTATTAAGTATTTCATTTCCCCACCTTTAAATATTTAGCCATAACCTGGCTATGTTCTTCACGCCCACCCAATGTTTTATAGGTTCTAGGTTCCCCTACAGCCTTCCAGCCATTGGTGGCTTCCCTATTTACTGAATGCCATAGGTCTATAGAAGTTGCATGTTTAACTAATTTTGAATTTGTTAAGAATTTCTTTTTCATTATTTAATTACCTCCCACTCTTCTTGTGGAAAAAGACTGTCATGCCTCTTTATATGCATATCCCCATCGCAGTAACACATTAAACAATTCTGTTGTGTAGTTCCTGAAGATATTCTAATTCCTTTCCTCACACCCTCGTCAAGAATCCAAACAGGTGTACCATCAGGAGGTATTTCTCTCTTAGGCTCTTCAGGTTTAGGTAGAAAGTTATAACCATTTTTAATTAGGCTCGCAATTTCCAAAACATTACCATTTATATGCTTATCATCTACTTTATTCATATGCCATTGGCCTATTATCATAATTCTTTCCAGAATTTGAAGTATTTCAGCCTTACCACCTTGTTCGTCCTCAACGAATCCACCAATTACAGCTTCATTACCTTTTAAATCTTTGTGCTTCATTATTTTTCTCCTTTTTGTTGTCGGCCAAAGCCACGTTTAAACTTGTTTGTATATTTGGGACTAATTTTACAAAATTGCTAGTATTACCTGCAAGAAAGTATATGTGGTCATGTGCCTGGAAAATGGTTTCCGTAGTCCTATTCAGAACCCAATCACCTTTTTTGATTTCTTTTTCTTTGGCTGCTAACCAGATTCTTCTAACTCTTTGGTACATCTCATAGGATGAATGTTCGTTGCCAAAATCTGAGCTATTAAATTCTACTTTGATTAGTGTTTCACTCATTATTTTTCTTCCTTTTTGTTAAATTTATCCTCAACTAATCTATCAACTCTTTTATTCACAAGGCTTATGAACTCACCCTGTGTTTCAAATATTCCCATAACTGTATTATGGCTTTTACGGTCCATAGCCAGCTGAGCTATCACTAGGGCTACCCATAGAATTTGTAATATTAATAATAGTGTTAACATTATAATGCCTCCTTTACTTCTCGGGATACATTGAATCCCAAATTGTTAATTAAATAGTTAAGATATTGTACATCTTGTCTTATAACATCTCTTATACTGACTCCAGCATATTTACCTCTTTTAAATACATGGTCAAATCCAAGGCCATCTCCAAGACCCTTTATTATTTGGGTGACTCTATTACCGATATTACTTAGGGCTCTTTTTTGAGCCTCTGTAGGGGGGACCCCTTTCTCAGACATACTTTCCATAGTAGCCTGGATATTTTTGGTCATATCATAGGCGTTAGCTGCCCACTTCTTGATGGAGTAGGTGTACTTATCCCCACCTCTAATTATTGTGTTCAAATTATCTAATATTGCTGTAGTGCTCATAATTTTCTCCTGTTTGTTAGTGATTTTAATCGAACGGGTTATCCGATTCGTTTGTATTTGCATATTTATCCATTACTTTCTTATTCGCCCTGGGATTAACCACGGGAATTAAGTCAGCATTATTGTGGTGAATTATCCAGTAACCTTTTGTCTTCAAATCAGATTTGAGTTTGTCCCTAACTGGTAGGAATGACTGAGTGGATTTATCTTCTTTATAAAATTCAATTAACCTATCTCTAAGTTCCTTGAGGCTTAAGAAAATTATACCAAGCTCCTTCTCAACTACAGTTTGGCTCACCTTTTTAGGTAATTCATTATATTTGGCGAGAAGTGTTTTAGTATCCGCATCAGCCACTTTATATAATTCTAGTGGATTGGCTGCCTCTTCTAAAGCTGATTCAAGTAAATAAACATCAATCGCATCAGTTTTCACATAACCTTTCTGAATTCTCTGAAGCTTCCTAAAGTTAGGCGTATCCTTGACAACATAACCTTGACGGTCGTTCATATCCTCATCAATACCCTGCCAAAGTTTAAGTGAATCCATTCCATTAATTAAGCTTAACCGTTTTGGGTCCCTTAAGTGATTCACAGTTATCTCATAAAATCTTCTCATACCCGTTGGGTCATAAATATGAGAGGTGAGAGTGCCATTGGATGTGGAGATAGCCGTGAATTGTCGTTTCATTCTCTGGTGTTTTTGAGTATGAAAAATCCTCGCAAATAAATTCTTAGTTGTGAGCATATTTTTAAGGGCACTCATAAGCTTACCGCGTTCAGCTGCAGGTATAGTCCCAAAATTTAGCTCATCAAATAAAACAATATAATTTTTGGAAAATATCGCAAAATCTGCAGAGCTAGTTATTTTATCCAAAGCAGATTCATAGGAATAATCCGCGATAGGGGAGTATAATTTTCTCCAGAAGAAAGATTTACCAGCACCTTCACCTGAATCTGAGGAGATATTAATGAGGATATAATCTGGAACTGTATCCACCCAAATTTCACCCTCATATAGTGGCATGATATGCTGTTTTACTTGCCACATCATCTGTTTTAGCATAAGGATGTGGAATTCAATATCCCATTTTGGACTATTTACGGGCCTGAAAGCCTCCAAAACTGCTCTTAAAGTCTCAGTTGTGTAGTCCTCATGCTCTGAATTGTACACTAGGGCCTCTTTTAAAGCATCCCGGTTCGTGTGGTCCCGTAAGGTTAGAGAGCCAGCTAAAACCTTTTCTACGTCCCCAATGGCGTAGGTACGCCTGATTTTCTTCATCTTCCCAGTCATATCATCCAGGTACTGGGATTCACGGTTATAATCTACAACGTGTTTAAGCAGCATACTCTGACAATCAATAGCTGAAATTGACTGTCTATCCATAGTAATCTCTTCACCCGTGGCACTATGCTTAATTTTATGCTTCTCAAAACATTGCATAACTAAATCGTACTCAGTTTCAACATCAGGTAAGCTTTGGTCCACAACCACTTTCTTAGGGGTCATATCCTTACAATTTCTTTTCAGGTAGGTTTTGAAAGGCCTAAATTCAAGTTTCATTGTCCCACCTGGTAGGTCTTTACCATAATCCTTATAGGCTTTGATTATATCCTTAGGCCTCCCCGAATTATTACACAACGCATCATTCTTCCAACCTAATTGATTAGCTTCTATGAAATCAGTTAGGTACTCCTCAGTTCTTTCATCCATATCATTCAACTCCTAGTAAGGTTTTAGTTTGAGCCGTCCATTTACGAACTAGGGTTTGGATGATTCCACTTTTATTATAACTATGGTCCTCACAAAGCTTATCGAAATCAGATTTCACTTCTGAGTCGAAGGTGTAAGTTCCTTGAACTTTTGGGGGTAGGGGTTGTTCTGGCATTTTATTGTTCCTTTTTATTTTTGGTTATTAATTTCTCGTAAGTTTCATTCGCTCTAAGTAAATACTGTGAGGCTACTTTGTACATTTCCATAGCTTCACTTAGTCGCCTGTTTTTTCTCTCAGACTCTTTGAGCTTCTCTTCGAGTTCTTTGATTTCTTTATTTACAAAATCGATAAATTCTTGAGCGTCTTCTCTAGTGTCTCCAATTTCTAGCCCATCAAAACCGTTTCCTTTTATGGTGACTCTTTCATCTATATATTGTTTTACTACAAAATCTTCCATCACTCACCCTCCCAAACTATGGAAACTTTGAACTTACCTTCATAAGTTAATGAGCCTTCCTGTCTAGGGATAGCCTTTGTAATAGGGTTGAGCTTATCACAAAAAGCGTTGGCTATTTCTCTTTCTATATCGAATAACTCTTCACCGTCGAATTCTTCATCAAATATTTTTATTATCCTCATCCTACCACCTCCAAAAGTTTCTCACACGATACTGAGGGGTCGGCCGTATAGGCGAGCCAGATAGCAAAATTGTATTTGAATTTAGTTAGCTTAAAATAAACTGCATACATTGAGTTGTTATATTCCTCTGTCTGACCTTCTGTAAGCCCCTCAATCACCATAGCTATTTGATTCATGTCTTTGTGTGGTTGCCACTCCTCTTGTATTTCTGATAAATATGTGTCGCATAAATGGTAAACTCCGCTGTGGTCGTATAAAACCTTGTCTGCTGTATTAGCTAATTTCTCTAGTTGTTCTTTAGTTGGTTCAAATTTTTTAGTCACTCAGTCGCCTCCTCTTTAGTTCTTTTAGTTTCTTTAGTTTCTCAGTACAATAATAAATTAAACTATTAAGATACCGTAGTCAAGCATTATTACCGTATTTTGGAAAATAAATTTGGAGGGCTTAGGGCTAAGCCTATCTATTCTTTTTCTCTTTCTACAGAAGTTTGACACACGTCTCACATCGCGTGTAGAGTGTTGGTTTTGAGAGTAAGTAGGGCTGGGGGCTAGCTCCATATTTGGGTGTTTAGAATTTTATAAAAAAAAGAAATTCGACCATATATGACCGAATTTCTGTGTGCTCTTTTTCCAATTTCTCCTAGTGTTTTGCAGATTTCTCCTAGTAATTATGTCGCTTTAGGTATACTTTTAGGAGTTCCTCTATTAAATTACTTTTATTTTCTCCTGAATCCGCTAAATATTTACCTAGTTTTTCGATTATTTTAGGGCTAATTGTGGCAGTTATTCCGACCTTTTTTAGAGCTTTTGGTATAGTATGACGGCCTTGCCCAATATTATTTCTACGTTGAACCTTTCCTTGTTTTGTGAGTTCCATTATCTCCATCTCCCTTCTTGACAGTCTAAGACATCCTTAGCCCCTTTATCTCTCTCAATTTGCTTTTCCTTTTCTATATCTTCCTCAGTTTGTAAAGCAAAATCTAGAGGGCCTATAGTTATTTTAGGGAATTTCGCAATAAATAAATCTTGATAAGCTGCCCTATTCTCCCAACTATATTTCCCTAAATTAAAGTCGTCGGGAATCTCTATCTCTATTGTATAAGTACCTATTAATTTTTTAGTCATAATTAAATTTCCTCCATTAATTGTAATCTTTCCACCATTGTTTCCGAAATATCTAAGGTTGGGAAGTGATAATTAAACCAACTTAAGATATTTATTTGTCTTGTCCCTTCAGGAAAATGCCTAAATGAGAGTGTGATTTCACCTTTAGGGGTTTGTGGTATGGATAAGAAGACATATAAAAGTATCTTACCACCTAAACTATTTTTATTCCCCTAGTACTTCAAAACTATCTATAGTAAGTGCTTTATCTATAAAATAACTTTTTTCAATATACTTAGGGATTATATTATCTATGTGGTGTTGAGCCTCAGCCCTTGAATAGAATAATCCATGAACAGCTAAATGATTTTCTTTTTCTACTACTTTTATTTTTTCTGGCATGTGTGTCGCTCCCTTTGTTGGTTTGTTGTGGTTAGGTAATTGTGAAGGTTAAAACCGTCTAGCTCCTGTATGAAGGGGATAAACGGGCTAATTTTCATGATTACCTTGTTTTGTTGGTGAACCTTTAGAATCCACAGTGATTATTTAATACCCCTAATTAAAGAGGTACCTATCATAATTCAACGAGTTTTAAGATGTTTAATTAAATCACTCATATTCATATTTGCTTTATCATGGACAATATCCCCATCCTTTAATTCTTCCGACCTTTCCTCTGCTAAGTAATCGTAAAGGACATCTAATGAACCTAGGAATATTTCATACATTCCATGATTTCCAAACATTGAGGATAATAATTGAATTTGATTATCTCTAGAGGCTGCCTTTATTCCATCCAAATTATAGGTATAATCCCGATATCCATCACCGCAAAAGTGTAGAGTCTCTGTGGAGGATAGTTTATTAGTGGTAAGTGTTGATTTAGTCATGATTATTTAGCTCCTTCTTTATAGTTAAATTCCCTTAAAAGCTTACTTATTAGTTTATTAATAATGTGGTCGGCATATTGCCAACCCTCACGCGCCATAATTACCCCATTATGTTTTTTTACTAATCTAATCAATTCATCCTTATTTTTATTGTCTTGGTGTGTATTGTGGTATTCTAAGATTACATCTTTTTCAATATCTTTGATTTGTTTTAATACGTTCATTTTAGATATACTCCGCATAATCAAAGGAATTAATCATTTCTATTGTTTTCTTAGTGAAGACTTTTTGTTCTTTTATTTCCTTAATATATTTGTGATAGATTGCGTAACCTGTGAATACTTCTTTTTTCATGTGTAAATAGTTTTTAACATCGGGTTTTTTACTCTTACCCTCCAGTATCCATTTACAAGTAAAGTATTGTGTAGCTTCTGAGACTGTTAAACCAAATGATTTAGTAATAGATGAAGGTCTACATTTACGATGAGTCCTTTCATCTTGACTTATTTGTGATACAAACCCATCTAGGTAGTGATTACCGTCCATTATACGGAATAAATCCCAATAAATATTTCTTATAGCTGCAACGTGTTGTTTTTTAGTGATTGATTTAGTCATTATTATAATCCTCCCATTGTATTATTCATAATCATATAAGGTACAGCTAAAGCTATTCCCATCAAGACACCTAAATAAATAGTGTAATCGAATCCTATTAGCAGGCTAGAGAATAGTGAAGTGTTGTTTGTTTTAGTTAAGCTTGTGTTTCTCATGATTGTTTTCCTTTGTTTATTGTTAGTGATTATCATAATTAGAATATACGCTATTAAATTCTAATTGTCAAGTTAATTTAAATATTATTTTAATTAATTCTTATTTACTTATAGAATAGGGAGTAAGGCGGTGATATTATGGGGGTCTATTTTACGGTAAATTACTACGATATTTAGGTGGACGATATATGAGCGTAAATGTTGATATATTAGAACCTGAATGGGGGTGAATTATATAGATTATGTGTAGTTATTAATGACGAAATAGGACCGTTTGGGGGATTTACCCCCTGATTAGTGGTCTCAATTGAAAGGAAACCAAAAAAATCATGAGAAAATTCAGGAATATTCCCCAAAAATGCCAATTAAATCACAGTCACCCGTCAAAAGGTGAGAAGATACGCTGTGATGTCCTACATTTAGCTATGAAATCTAAGGACTGTCTATATGATGCCATTGAATACGAGGTATCTTACCCAATGATGGTCAATGGCATTAAGATATGCACTCATAAACCAGACTTCACGCTCCATATGAAGGATGGGAGCATAGTGATTGATGAATTTAAGGGCGTTAGGACTGCAACTTTCAACCTGAAGCTTAAACTATTTAAGGCATTGTACCCTAAAATTGAATATAGACTGACCTTTAAAAATTAAGGGGTACCCCCATGCCCAGGAACCCACCCCCTCTTTATTATATATACCCTGCTCTCGAAATTTTTTAATTTTTTCCAAAAAAGTCAATCCCCAATTCCCAAAAGTTATTCTTCAGGGCGTAAAAAGTCAGTTATTAATTCCTACCCAAAATTTTTTATTTTTAAGTCATTCCTCATTTCAATAAGAATTCAAGTAAATCTACCACCCCATAGCCTCACTCGCATCAAGAATGAGGTTGACTTCTTATTGAATATCCCTTAAATTAAAAGTATGAAAATAATTGAAGACTTTAAATCTGAAGAAATCCCTAGGGATAAATAAATTTTTAGAGTATATTTCCTGTACGATGACAGGACAGTATACAATGAAACCAATGAACAGAAGTAAATTTTACTTAGCTAAACTGCTAGAATTTAAGATACTAGAGTATATCTGGTGTATAGACAAACCTGTTGAGATAGTTTACTATGAAGAAAAGTTTGTTTTACGGTATATGAAAACAGGAACTTTTGAGAAGTTGGATGATGGTCTAATATTGGACGAGTATTTTTTATTAGTGATGAAGGTATTATAAGTGGATTTAGATTTAGCAACATGGTTAATTATTGGTGTCTGGGTAGTTATAGCTTTAATTGTCTGTATATTTATGTATTTCTGTGACCCCAGTATATCATATAACCCCACAACTATGTTTGATGATTGGGATGACGATGATGGATGGCCTTAACTAAAAATAAAGATATGGTAACGTGGGAGGACATGGTTATCTGAAACACTCCCTTAGTTAAACCTCTAAATTGGAGAAGATTATTATGAATAGAATGAGTGATGAGGACCAGGAAAAGGTTTATAAAATGCTGGAAGAGAAGCAGCCAATGCTTCAACAGTATTTCGATGATTTAAATATGCATGACAGAAACATGAGGTCGTTGTGTGAGATGGATGAATTTTTAGATAAAGAAGGAAGCGATGAAGAAAAACAAAACCCCCTCACCCGTAGCGATAACTCCCAGGAAATTCCTGAAGAAACAAGCTAAGGATATGTTTAAAAAACTACCCCTCAGAGACCAAATGAGGTTATCAGTGCAAGATATCTACAAAGTCCTTAAATCTAATTGGAGAAAAGGAGCTAAAGTTGACACAAAGCAAAGAACTGGGGCTTGAGGAATCAAGGAAACTCCGAGATGATTGTAGAAAAGAATATGAGCTAGGGAAAATATCTCTCAAAAAATTAGCTAAGAAACACAATATTCCTGAGACCCGTATGGTTTATTGGGCCAGGCATGAGGAATGGGCCTGTACTGCAAAGCTTATTCGCAAAGCTGTAATTATAAATCAGGAACGAATAATTGAGGAATTCGCGAACCAGAAGATGCCATTAGGCTCAGTTTTTAAAGCTTTAGTGGATGGACTGAAAACCTCTCAGGAAGATACAACTTCTGAAGGACTCAAAGTTACTTTAGCTTACGTGAAAGAAATCACAGAACTTATGCAAATCAGAGCTCCAAAAGGTTCAGCTGCTAGTACAAAAATAGCTATTGAAGGTGGACCTAACGGGACAATGAAAATTGGGCTATATGTCCCACAACTTAAAGAAGTAGGAGAAACTTAATTTCAGTGGGGGATAGCTCAATTGGTAGAGCTTCGCCTTTTGGTGGCGACGGTTGTAGGTTCAAGTCCTACTCCCTCTGGAAATAATTTATAGGTGGTGGTGGAATGGAGACACAGGCATTTTAAGTAATATGGAGATTCCGTTAAGGGGAAATGCACCGATGGGAGTATTGCCCATAAGCCATATTACATTTGCAGGGTGACTATACAAGAAAAATATCAGTATCGACGTTCGAGCAAGCGTGCTGACGCTATTGTCAAATCCCTGCCCACCTAAAATTTAAGTATAAAATAAGGTACAGTTCACAGAAGCTGTTTCCGAAATTATATTCATAATCCCAGCGAAATCTCCAGCTTTACCTTTAAGTTCACCAAATTCACCAGCTTTAACTACCATCCCATTAGGTGTAGAAATAATTGCAGGGTCTCCACCAAAAGTAAGGCAAATGGAATTGGCCACATCATGATTCTGGAGGGCAACAGTTTCTGTACCTGGTAAACCTTGTAAAGCTAATTGGCTACTTGTAGTCGCTTGAAGTGCTTTAGATATTAACATTTTATATTCCTCTCGGTTTAATTTTTGGGTTTTGGTTCATAGGGATATCATCTGGGATTCCCGGTGTAGGTATAATTACTCTTTCAGGGGGAACATATTTATCTATGCGATAAATATCTATTGACCCTCTTAACATTTTAACATCTCCCACAAAATCAACTGTAAACTCATGTGGACCTAGAACTCTATCAACTGAGATTTCATTCCCATCTTTATCAAGTACAATTTCTTGAATGATAACGTCAACTACTGTAAGTTCTTTAAAAAAATTAAAAGCATTCTCACCATTCTTTTTAGCTCTAGATTGGTGAATTTTGCTCCCATTATGGTATAACCTACCCATGGGGGTATTTGCATCTTCATCAACTTCAAAAAATCCTTCGATAACGTATTTACCAGCAGGGCATGGGTCTAGAGTTAGTTTAAATTCTGTTCGAGCACCTAAAATATCTTCGGAATTAAACTCGGCACTTGAAATACTAGTACCTAAATTAACCTTGTCAGTAGCATCCCCAAACTTCTTTTTAGCTAAAACAATTCTCTCAGGTCTATGTTTGACCTTAAGTTTTTCACGAGACTTCCCCATTTCAGGAGGTAAACGTTTTTTTGGAATCTCCATAGGGATAGGAGTTTCCATAGGGGATTTTTTTACTTTAAGTTTCATTAATGACCAATCCTTACGGTTCTTATAAGTGCATTAATTGCAGTCATTGTTCCACCATTTTCTGCCATAAGGTGTAATTCCACAGCACCTGTGGTAACAACTCCAACATCCAACACAAAAGTGAGACTAGTTGGTTTACCGGACCCTAAGGCATTTACACTTACAGGAATACCAACTAAAGCCCCATTAACATATAATTGGGCTGTGACTGTATTGTTGTTAGTATAGATAAAAGAAAAAGTTACTGCATTGGAGTAACCATCCGCAATCGGTCCTTGGTATTGTAAAATATCAATTCTGTCATTCGCTAAACTACCCACTAATTTCTGTGGAGTACTAAAAACAACTGTATCCCAACTAGTAAATTTAGTGAGAGACGTTGTTACAGTGAAAGATGCTGCCGTTGCTTGCATGGTACAAATGGCGAAGATATTTATATTTTTAATTTTCCAGGTAGTTGTTCCATCAGAATAAACGTGGATATATTCATTAACTAAGGCTAATATATACCCTCCAGATGTTCCTTCAATATCATCCGAACCAGCTGGCATGGCAGTAACGATATTTCCACCATTAACTACTCGTTTAATAAAAAACTCAACCCCAGCATTACTAGCCGCATCAGGTAAAGTAAAATCTATATCCGCTGCAGTTGGGTCACCTTGAACTAATTGGTCATCACCAGGAACTAAGGTTTGACTAACCATATGTGTAACAGGTATAAGACTTTCAAGCACTGCTGCTGCTGTAAATTTTGAGGCTGCCCCCACTTTAAGTACTGCCATAATAATTCCTTAAGTTGTAATTATATCTCCATCACCATTTTTTACGACTACTCCATCACCATTTAATACCTGTACTGGAGCATTCCTAGCACAAGTCGGTATTCCTGGTACATAAGGTCTAGTTACCCAGCCATCAAAATATCTAGTATTTAATATATCGAGCCTTTGTACAGTATTATAAATAACTGGTTCAGCAATCGCACCTTCTAAAAAGAAAACAAAACCTAAAAGATTCCCAATATCCAATCTAAGCCCACCATTAACATTAGTGGGGAAAGTCAAAGTTGTTAAACTAAAAGCTTGGTCATTTAATCTCATACTAAATACATTAGTAGTCGAATTATAAGTTACTTGTATCGAAAACCAGGTATCTCTAGGTACAGTCCCACCAATTTGTTGGAATACACTATCTTGATTTGCACCAGCATTTGAGTAGAGAGTGGCTGATATTCCATCACCAGCACCATAAGTTATGGTTACAAATAACTCACCCACACCAAAACCTGAAAGGAGACTTAAAATATTAGCGTCCTCAGATAATCCATGAGCCGCATCTATATAAGCCCAAACAGTAATTGTAAAATCATTTTCTCTTAAAGCATCAAGGTCTGTGGAGGTCGTTGATATAGCTCCACCAATTATTCCATCAAATTCAATAGCCCCATTAACACCACCAACTTTTGGGCCAACAATGTAATCAGCACCGCCACCAGATGTTAAATCTATAGAGTTGGTACTGGCATCATCTAAAAAACTTGAACCATCATTAAAAAAGTGAGCACAAACTACATCACTACGAAGTCCACCACCTTTAAAATGGTAGTCTATTATATTTTGAGGTAAAACTCTGTCGAGGTAATAAATTACATTATCCACATCCCCTTTAAAAGGGAGGACCCCAGTATCAAGCGTAGAACCTATTAATAATCGTTGACCAGTAGGCGCACCAGTTATTACATGAGTTCCAGTATTAGTTTCTTGGTTGTCATTAACTTGTATACTAAATACATCTGTATCAGCATCATAAGTTATTGCAATAAATATCCAAGTATTTTTAGGCGTTCCACCATTAATGGTCATCCCTGTAAAGAAACCACCAGCTCCATTGGCAAAAAACAGGACAAGCCCATCGCCAGTATTTTCCCAGAACACATTAAATACGCCATCATTATTCATATCACCAGAAGTGACACCGAATAGATAACCTGGGGCAGTAATGGTTGGGTCTATATTAGCCCACCCACAAGCTGTGAAACTTTCAGCCCTAAAATCATCAATTATCCCACCCCCTAGCCGGGAATTTAGTTTTGCGAAAGTTCCTTGAAAAGTTGCTGCATTGTCGAGGATTCCATCAGACGTAAAGAAAGCTCCACCAGATGCATCCATACTCAAATCATTTGGACCACAATCTTGCCTATCTCCTGATACTTCATTTAAAGAGTAAAAAGCAAATAGGTCTTGGTCGATAGCGTTTCCACCACCACCTTTACCGTTAAATAGGCCTAGTTTAAAATTTCTTAAAAAATTCGCTGCCGATTGTATTCCCATAGTCTCTAATATAATTCTTTTTACTAAAAAAGATTAATATATCTCCAATTAAAGAAATTTTTTATTATATGGCGCACGATGGCCTTCCGGGTTCGAGAGGTCTCTGTGGTTGCCCTCTCATATAAAGTGTATTTAAATGTTCGTCCGATTCGACCCCATTAAAAATGGTTGCCTCATCTACACCACCGTCAAGGAATGTATCTATACCTAAAGTACTACCAAAACTTATCCTAAGTCCCGAGTTTACATTGGTCGGACCACCTAAAACAGTTGACCCCCAGGCCTGGTCATTTAGTCGCATCCTTAGAGTTGATGTTGGTTCGTCGTATGTTATTTGTACAGAAATCCATGCAGCCCTAGGGACTCCACCACCAATTTGTTGGAATAAGAATGAGTTACCAATTCCTCCATTATAGGATATACTAGCCACTATTCCATTAGATGGTTCGAAATAAAGTACTGAGATTAATATTTCCCCGGTGTTGACACCACTAGAAATTCCCATAAACAAACCGTTGGCACTTGCTGAGGCGTTTATGTAACCCCACATTGTGAGGGTAAAAGAGTTTTCTCTAAGCGCATCGATATCAGCATGAGTTTCAGAACTAGCCCAACCCTCACCACCTGTAAAGAAAAGGGAATCACCTTTGAGACCAATTTCTGTAGTGTATATACCTTGGGGGATTACAGGATGTTTATCTTGATTTTCATCATGACCTATGTTAGGTTCTTCAAAAAAGTAGGCCGCCATAACACTAGACTGAAGGCCACCCCCTTTATATAAAAAATCTAATTCTGGGTCAGTTAGCATTCTATCAAATAAAGACGTTTCCTCAGCTTTACCCCATTGAAGTAAACCTTCATTAGTTAAAGCCCCTAGGCAGAATTTAGGGGGAGTTGCTACAGCTAATTGGTCAGGGAAAGTTCTGTCAGCGGTAAACCCTAAGTCATTTATCCGTAGAGACATAGTTTTAGTGGCAGAGTTGTATTTAACTGCCATAAACATCCAAGCATTTAAAGGCACACCACCGTTAATATTCCAACCAAAAAAATTATATAAAGTCCCTTGAGGAGCAGCAACAACTATTGATTGGCTACCAGCATCAAAGAAAAGATAGGATAAATTTTCATTACCCACTGCAATATTCCCATCACCTAGAGCTAGGAAAGTTTGACTAAAATAATTAGCCGAAAGAGTGAACCAACCACTATAGGTGAAATCTTTACCTACTAAGTCGGTTAGGGCTGTGTTGGTATCTGAAGTTAATCGTCCCACAGCTGTAAAAGCAGCTGCACCATTAATTCTACCTGCAACACTAAATCCTACAGTATTGACAACATTTAAATCAATATCATTATCTGTACAATCAAACCTAACCCCTGAAGCTTCATCCAAAGTGTGGTAAGATACCAAACCTTTGTCTATAGACTTACCAGCCCATTCAAAAAGACCTAGTTTGAAATTTCTTAATGAATTAACTGCTGATTGTATTCCCATACAACTAAAATAGTAGCAACACCTTTATAATACAAGTGATATTTTATAGATAACTCTAGACTAACCCCTATAAAAAAAGTAACTTCCATTAAAAGAATTTAAGACAGATGTAGGGACACTTGACAGAAACCGCAGAATTAAAAGAAGGCGAAACCGAAATTTGGAAACCCCAAGAGGGTATGCAAGAGGTTTTTTGTGAGAGTAGTGAAACTGAAATATTCTATGGTGGTCAGGCTGGTGGAGGCAAATCTATTGCCCTTATTATTATAGGTGCTCGATATATTAGTGAGCCTAACTATAAAGCTATCATATTTAGAAGAACATTCCCAGAAACTGAAGAACTAATTACAGAAGCCCGTAAAATATACACTCCATTAGGTGGGGTTTACAAGGGTGCCCTTCATGCTTTTGTTTGGTCTAATGGGGCCAAAGTCATGTTTTCCCATATGCAGCACATAAAAGATATCTACTCCCATATGGGTAGGCAGTATGATTTTATTGGCTTTGATGAATTAACGCATTTCCCAAAATTGGCCTATACTTACCTTTTTTCGAGATTAAGGGGCACGAATCCGAAAATTAAGAAGTTTATGCGGTCCACAGGTAATCCTGATGGACCGGGCCTCCTTTGGGTAAAGAATCGGTTCTATGACCCGATGACACCACTCCAGGCAGCATTTTTTAAGACTTTTGCTAGTAGAGATGTAAAAGTAACCCAAGATACCCCAGGAGCTATCTCCCGTAAGTTTGTGCCTTGTGTTAGGTCTGAAAATAAAGCTTTAATGGATAATGACCCTGAGTACGAAAATAGACTAGACCAATTACCAGAAGATAAGAAGCGAGCTTTGAAAGAAGGTCTCTGGACTCTGATGGATAAACCAGACCAACTAATCCAATCTGAATGGTGGGAAGCTGCAACAAATGGAGCTAACCCATACCATGATGATGGAAATTACACAATTGGGGCTGATTTCGGCACTCACCAAGGTGTAGATAAATCGGTTGAATTTGTTGGGAAGGGCAACAGACCCTACAGTTGTCGTAGTTGGCCAAAAACAAAAACAACTCAATTTGCTCAAATACTCGCAGATTCAGCCAACTCAGTGACCCATAACCGAGTAATGATTGGAATCGATTCCATTGGCCCAGGAACTGGAGTTGCAGATGAGCTTGAAGAGCATCACAAATTAGCTGCTATAGTAGATAGGTGTTCCCATAAAGACCCAATCTTTGATGAAAAATATATTGGGGATATCCAATTTGATAATTTACGAAGTCAAATGTGGTGGAAAATGAAAAAGGATATGGAGGATGGACTTATAGATTTATCCCTATTCCAAGGCGCAGCATATTTTGAGGATTACCATGAGCTTGAAGAAGAGATTCTAGCTCACACTTTTAGGGTCTACAACGGTAAATTAATAGTTGTTTCCAAAGAAGAACTAAGAAAACCTGAGCATATTGGCAGGTCACCGGATTATGCTGATGCCTTAGTTATTTGGAATTGGACCCGTAGACACCATATGACTAGAGAAGTCAATGCTGATGCAGACTATGAAGTAGATGATGACATGAAAGCTATGTTTGATGATTCCGAAGATGATGAAGCCGATACAGCTGAATATGATGAAGATGACCCACAATTCGATGAACTTGATGGGTTTGATGAGTACTAACCAAAACAAAAAAGGAAGTGACCAATGAGAGATGTATATGCAGTAAATCAAAAAACAGGGGCTGAGAAAGACAGTACCGTAGATGTAGAAATCCCTGACAGTGGTGTAAAAATCCCTGATGCCCCAGATTATGACAAAATTGGGCTAAAGATGATGGACAAAAGAGTCTTATTCCAAGATTTCCCCCATGCCCAAAAAATTGGTAGAGTTTATGTGCCTAGAGTTGGAGATGTCGGGGTTGCCCAAGCCAGAGTTGTGGCTATTGGCGACAAGGTTACACAGTGTGAAGTTGGGGATATTATCTACAAAATAGCTGAATTAGGTCAAACTATTCTCACACCCATTGGAGAGTTTAGATTTTTACCTGAAGATATGGTTATTGCCATAGTTAAAGATGGTAATGCAGCTTCATTGATTCCACCTATCAAGGACGATGCAGCCTAATGAGTAGTGATAATCCTTTTTTCAAGAAGCGACCCTCAATCCAAGGCGGTAAAGATGCACCTATTATTGCCCGATTGCCTCAACACTTTTTTTCTAGTTTTGAGGGGTTGAAAAAGGAATTGTTTAAACATGAAGCATGTATAGCTTTAATACCCAATACCAAGTCAGATAAGGATTTCCCCTTTGCGTACCATGCAGCTTTTGCATATAAAGATGGGACAAATAGGGTTTATACTATGGTATTAACTCAACATGATGGTCAATTAAAAGATGACCCCACGGAGGCTATTGAGAAGATTGTGAAAGCAACTCAACAACCACCTAAGAAAAATAAAAAGAAAAATAAAAAAAAGAAAAGGAGAAAGTAATGTCTGAGAAACCCCGAAACACACTATTTGGTATGAAGCTTAAACTCTTGAGAGTAAAAAGGGGCCTCAGTCAAGAAGATTGTTGTCGAAAAACCCACTGCACTTTAAGGACTTGGAAAAGATGGGAAAGTGGTGAAACTAAGCCAGCTCACATTTATCGGAAGTATATTATGGAATTATTTCCAAAAATGTCGATAATTTAGCACCCTGGGGTGTCACCTGGCCAATATAACTGTTGGTGGTAGGGGGATACAGTATTATATTATTAGGATGGTAGAAGATACTGAAACTAATGATAACTATGATGATGCTTTAAATCATCTTGACCGTTCAAAAAACGCTAACGATTTAATTACTCATCATCGATGGGTAAAAGAATGGCATGACCCCTACAATACAAACAGAGAAGTTAACTTCAATTTTGTTAGGGGGAATCATTATGACCCCAATGAAGAGAAAAAGTTTCGGGATAAGCGAAAAACTGCCGTAGTTTTTAATCAAATAAAAACCTCAGAGAGAACAATCTTAGGTTTATGGCTACAGAATGCCTATGCCATCAAATTCTCAGCCTCATCTCCTATAGACGATGATATTGCAGAAATTTTAGAACAATTGAATATCTGGGAAGCTTATCAGCAAGATGATGAGATGAATGATATTGAACTTATTCGTCAAGCTTGGGCTGGTGGAACATCTTATCAAGAATGTTTCATGGAAGTTAAAAAGGGCCGTAAGCCCATAATGAAAACTCACCAGCAAAATCCATTCGCTATTTACTTTGACCCTGAATCTAGGGACCTTATCCGTAGAAGAGATGCCCATTTTGTGGACAGAGTTTCTTGGATGACTTTTCCTGAAATACAAAGAGCTTGGGATAAAGAAGCTAAGAAAGTTGGTAGAGTTCTAAGTTCCAGCCAAAATGGTCAAGGAAGCTATGAACCCGTAAACGTATATGCTGATAGGGGTCATGAGACCCATAATGAAAGAAATGGCGAATTCAAAGTAATTGAAAGATTCTATAAAGTTTGGGAAATGGCCCACTTTTCTGAAGAGGAAGGTGAGCGAGTTGAAATTGAGAAGAAAGACCTCAAAAAATTTAGAATGGAAAATCCCAATGTTAAATTAATCCGTGAAGAACAGGAGTTCCTTTATGTGGCTATTGCCTGTGAAGAGTACTCTCTCGATTCCTACTTATATAATGGAAGATATCATAACCAGCCTAGGGACCCACTTACTCAAGAGATTATGTGGCCTATTTTGGAAATGATTGCTGAAAGTTTGAACGGTGAACCTACAGGATTCGTCGAACACGAAAGAGGTGCAAATAAGATTGTAAACTCTATGATGGCTAATATTTTGTCATCAGCTACACATTCAGCAGCAGCAGCTATGTTAATTGACCCTACAGCTTTTAAGTCTGACAGGGAAGCAAAATTAGCAGCCAAACATCACTCTGATTCTGATAGAGCCTTCCAAGTTAAGAAAGGTAGGACTCAGGATGCTATGGCCCCAGTTGCTAGAGCTGGCGTTGGTCAAGACCATATGTATGCTTTAGACTTTTCCTTAAACTTTTTGCGTGAGGTCACCAGTACACCACCAGCCCTACAAGGCCAGGAAGAGAAATCAGGTGTATCTGGTGTTTTAAATTCCCAGAGAATTGAACAAGGCTTTATCCAATTACAGCCTTTAATGAAAAATTACATCTTGTTCTTAAAACAAAGAGCAAAACTTAGATACTATTATTGGCGTGAATATTATACCAATGAAATGGTTTTCCGAGTAGTAGACAAAACCAAACCACAAACAAACCCATTTGCTACCATTAATGAAATGGTTGCTGAGCAAGATGCTGTGGGTAGATTTACTGGCGGTTATAAGAAATTAAATGATATTACTACAGCTATCTATGATATATACACTGAAGAATCAGTCAAATCTGCAACGTACAGAAACAGACAGTTATCCTTTATCGAAGGATTATCACAGTCTCAATTTGCACAGCAAGATGCTGGCCTTGCAGCCGTATTATTAGGAGAAGCCCTTAGATTATCAGATGCCCCAATGGAGACTAAAGAAGCTTTAAAGAAAAGCTCTAATCTCATCCAAGAAGCCGAAAAAGCTAAACAAGCAGCTGAACAAGCCTTGTCAGCTACCCAACAGCAAGGTGCTGAATTGGATAATGAAGCTAAAATGCAGGGTATAGCTCAGGTAGAGGCCGAGCAAACAGGAATTTCACCGACAGCTACAGCAGCTCAACCAGTTGCGATGGCTTAAATGAATATAACGGGAATGCTTAGGCATAAACCCTTTTTAGTAAACCGCTTAAACCGTAAGGAAAAGCAACAATGAGTATAGAAGCGATAGAAACAGAAGTACCAGCCACAGTAGAGGTGGATACACAAGGTGTACCCGAAACCCCTATAGAGACTGATGTACCCGAAGTCACCCCTGAGTCTGCACCGGAAGTAGCTGGTCCGTCTGATATTGAACAATATCAGGACCTTCTAGCAAAAGCCAGTAAAGACACAGAGTATGAGATGTCCAATGAAGAACTTGAAATGTTTGATAGCGTTCAAGAGAAGATTCAGAATGGGGAAATTCCAGAACCTGGATTAAAAGAGGACAAACCTGCCGAAGACCCAAAACCAGAAATTAAACCAGAAATTGCAGATACTGAAACTCCTAGTGAGACAGCTGATGTGCTTGATGCTTTATCTATGGAAAAGGGGGACTCTTTACAAGATGCCATGACTAAGGTAGGGGCAAAAGATTTAAGTGAATTACCTGGAAAAATCGATGGCCTGTTAAATGGCATGAGAGATTCCGGGGGAAAGTTGGGAAACCAAAACACCAAGTTGCAGGCTGAAGTTGATGCAAATACCAATTTTATGCAAGCCTTAGGTGCCAAGGACCCAGGGGCAATAGCTCATTTTAAAAAAGTAACAGGTATAGATATCTCTGCACCCGTTCCAGTTACAAAGGAACAAGCTGCACCTGCAGCGGCTACAGCTGATTTTGACCCTGATAGTTTTTTAGATGATAAATTGGCTCCCGTTGTTAAAGGTTTAATGGACAAAATAGAAGCTCTAGAAGCTAATAATAAGTCCTTAGTCGCCAACGATGAGAGTCGAGCACAAACAGCAGCACAAACAGCAGCAGAGACTGCAGAAGCTCAAGCCAGGGAAGCCTGGACTGAAGATGTAGTTGAACTTGTAACTGATTATGCTGACGATTTCGGTTTGAACCCAAGTGAAGCGAGAGCTTTAGCGAAGTTTTACTGGAGTAAAGAAGGTGCTAAAACTGCTGTCCATCCTAGATTCCAAAAAGTCCATAAACTCATAGCATATGCTGGTGACAACGACATGCCTAACCTTGAAACTGCTCATTTGATGCTGCAAAAAAAGACTGGGGTACATGCCCAAAAACTTATAGATGCAGAGAAAAGAGGCCAACAGGCCAATCAACATACCGAATCCCCTAACTTGGCAATCTCTGCTAAACAGGGCCGAACTAAATCAACCAATCCAACACCGCAAGTAACAGAAGACATGATTGAAGCCATGAAAGGTGGAGATTTAAATGCGATACCTGATAGTGTATTAAATGAGTGGACTGATGAAGATTATAACTTCGACAAATCCAAGATACCTGAAAGGTTCCATAAAGCTGTGTTTGGTGGTGAAACATACTAAAAAGGAGTAGACTATGTCTGCAGTACCAGTAATTAACGCCCTCCAGGTACAAGCCTGGAAGAAAAAAATGATAAAAGAAGTAATATCCAGTGTACTCTGGTCTTCTTTATCAAATAGAGTAAATGAAACGTCAGCCTTACCAAATGGTGGAAAAAAGGCCGTTCCCGATTCTGTAGTACAGTGGGTTACGGACAAATTTACCAAAGGTATTCAAAAAACAACCGTTCCTTTCCTAGCTAAGTTAAATCTTATGGGTCAAGGTGGTTGGCAAACAGTTGAAGGGCAAGAAGAAACCCCTCAAATGAGATTCAAAACCATCAATTACAATATTCAAAGAAAAGCCCTAGCGGTTACCGATGAATCTGTAGAAGGTGATTTGACTGACTACTACGCAATTGCATCTCAAAAAGTACAGTTATTAACTGATTATTTCTCTGAATTAACAGATTATAACTTCCAAAGAGCAATGTTACGTGGTGCTGATGAGTTCTTAACAGAACAAGAATACTGGAACGGTAATACACTTACTGCACCTCCAGTGGCCACATCTTTCCACCCTCATTTCTTTGTTAATGGGCAATCTTCCCAAGTAACGTGGAATGCAAATGAAGCTACTTATGGTGGTAACATTAATACAGCCGTAAACACAATGAATGCTGCTAACACTTTTAACTTAGCTGCAGCTGACTCAATTGTATTCCAAAAAGATTATTCTGGTGGAATTAAATTGCAAAAATTGGGCTGGAAATCTGGTGACAACTCTGTGCAAGCAGTAGCTATGTTATCTGAAAGACAGGGCCAACAATTATCAACTGGCACAGGAGTTGGTTCTTGGAAAGAGTTGATGTCTGAAGCTGGCAAACGTGGTGTTGATAACAGAGCTATTTCTGGAGTCCTAGGTACATACAAACGTATCTTATGGTTAACAGATGAAAGAGCTCCTATATGGAACTCCGCGGCTGCTGCACCTGACGACTACATTCAATTCCACAAAATTGCTGATGAAAGAGCACCTGCTGCTCACACTGGCTCTGGCGTTGGAACTGTTGAAATGTGTAGAGTTTCTGGTCAAGGCGCAATCGGTGCAGCTCAAATTAAAGATTTGAACTTCACTTACAAAAAATTTGATTATGGTTTTTCTGAAGGCGTAGCTGCTCACCAAGCAACTGGCTGTGAAAGAATGGACTTAACCAATACTGCAATTTCTGCAAAACCACTTAACCAAAGTTCATTCGTATATTGTACTAGCACACCAGCTAACGCAATATAAGATTAATCAACTTAAATTAAAGGAGACATTATTATGTCCGAAGTACAAGTAGCCATAGCCAATACTGGCACTAGAAATGTGGTTAAACAGATTAACACCGCAGTAACTCCATCAGGAACAACCGCTGGTTTAACCACCATTGTAGCAGTTGTCTTTGAAAGAGCTTTTATAAGTGCTCCATTGATTCTAGGGATTAATACTCCTGATGAAGCAGCGGAAACTTGTAAAGCTTACGTTAAAGCCGTCACGACCGTTGGAATGGATGTTGTTTTATACAACACTGTGACAACTGTAGCAGCTGCCTATGATGTAGACGTTACAATTCAAGGTCAACAAGCATTCGCATAAAGTAGACACTTGAGCCCTCAATCCTGGGGGCTCATTAAATTTTAAGCTAGGAAGCGATATTATGGAATTTTTTGTTTTACAATCTAAAAGAAAAATGGGACAGAGTGACCATCCTCATGGGATTATGGGACTCAAAAACAGTTTAGGTATGCCTTTAGACCCGAGTGGAGTCACAACTGCAACACCAGCCAGTATTGAGCATGGTGTTTTAGAATGGATTATACCCAACAACCAATTTAATCAGAACCAAATCAGCCAGTACTATTCTAAGGATTATACCATCCTAGCAGCTGGGACTGAAAGAAAACATGGCAATGTAGTGAAAATGGCAAATATGCCGGAACCTTTAGATGCCAAAGAAACTATTATAAAGCCTTTAGTTGCTGACCCAATTCTAACACCAGTTGAACCAGTTGCTCAAGAACCAGTTGCTAATACTTTAGGTGCTGCTGAAGCTAGAGCCGAAGCCATTATGAAAGCTAGAAAATTACTAGCGGATGTGGATGCTGTAGAGGATGCTCCGAGTGTTATGTCACCTGATGTATCTGCACCAGCAACTCCAACTGTTGTTAAAACTCAAGTTAGAGCAACAAATAAAATCACATTGCTCAAAGCTGAGCTAACTAAAAAACTAAGCAGTATGGGCGTTAAAGTTCCCAAAAATGCATCATTGCCCAAACTTGAAGCAATAATGCAAGAAAAATTAGAAAACGTATAATTAGGAGATATTTTGGCAAATCCAGTAACCACTACACTAAGCAGTATTATAACTCTAGCCCTCCAACAAATGGGCAGTCGGTTTCAAGTATCTGTGGAACAATTGGTTGCCTTTGCCAATACTATCCAATACATAGCCTATAATAAAGATGTAGATGCTTTTGTTGAGTATGAACAAGAGGTAATTTTAGGGTATGACATTTACCTAAATTTTAATAATGCTACATACACTGAACCGATAAATTCAGATATTACTCTAGAAGTGGTTGGGAATACTGTAGGGGAAATTGGCACATTACTAAACTACGGTACTTTAAATCGGTCAAATAAGTGGATAGTTGCCCCAGTTAATGGAATTACTACAATACCTACCATACCTGCTGGGGAAATAATATCCCTTAGCGGTGCTGGTGTTGATGCTTCTTTTGCGACAGGGGTAGTTTCCCCAAATCAAAGTTTTGAAGTAAGTAATGGGCCATATAGAATGCCGGATGCAATATTTGGAAATCCAGCTTGTAGAAAACTGATAGGTATAACTAAAGTCACAGATGCTCAGAAATTTGGGACATCTCCAGGTGGTGATTCCACAGGATACAATGACTATGGGATGTATTTAAATAGTACACCCGGTAGACACCAAAATTATCCTTATCAATTTAACATTGAAAAACAAGAGGTAACTTTAGTCGCCTCAACACCTCCAGAAATAACCATAGTTAGTGATGGGAGCAAATTACCTGGAGGAGAAGGTATAACCACCTCAAAACTACGTTGGATTTATTATAAGAATCCACCACCAATTACGGATGTCAATGATGATGCCTCTCTAATTTTACCGGAAAGGTATCGTTACGAAGTAATCTTCAAAGGCATCTCGCTATTAGCAGATATCGCCACTTATGGGGAAGCTGGAACTATCAGGCAATTAATTGAGCCTGTTTGTGAAAGATTCTGGGATGATATGAGAGACCAATATGAAGCGTATGGTAGAAATAATAGTTACATTTCTGAGGGCGATACTTGGGTTGAGCCGGGTGGTATATCCTACACCGACAGAGCCAGCCCTTACTTCCCTGGGACTGGTTGGTGAGATGAAAAGAGCTTTTACTGCCCCACCTAAGATTTCCGAAGAAAATATCCCGGTTAGTCAGTGGTCAGGTTTAAACACCTTTGGCCCTCATGCTGATTTAAAACCAGGTGAATTTAGAGCCCTAGCCAATTTTGATAATTTTGGGGGTTATATTAAAACTCGTAGAGGCTCTGAGATACTTATTCAAGACCTTTGTCCCAATGAAAATATTATAGCTCATGCTGTGTTTGATGCTGGAGAGGTTGAGTATGTAGTAATCCAGCAATCCGCAACACTACTCTCTCTACCCACGGGATTATACAACTATGCAACTGCCAGTAATCCAGCAGCAAACTTAACCAATTTCATATTATATGTTGATTTATCAAATATGACTTCTAATTGGTGGGCAGAAGTGGATACAACAATAGGGGCAAAAGGTAGAGCCGCAAAAGATTCTCCATTAACCCAGTTAGCTACGGATTGGATTCAATTCGACCCTATAAATAAAACAGGATTTGTGAGAATCGCATGGGTGGGTACTTTAGGGACAGCCTCTACACAACTTGCTCGGGTATACCCCCCCAAAGCCGCAAATGCCACACTAGCAAAAACAGACCCCTTTGGCTCTAATGCTTGTTATGACCCAGCAAAAGTGGAGTTCTATGCACCCAATGGTGGTAATGATGATAGGTCCAGTAACGCTTTAACCTTCACAGAAATAGGGGGCGTTGTTAGTGGTGACTCAATAGGCCAAAATGGAGCTGCTACTGAATTTAATGGCAGCACACAGTATTTGGAGGCAAATATACCCTCAACAAGTAAACCAATTACAATGATGGGCTGGGTTTATCCTACTGTTATTGCGACGAATGGTGTTTTATCGGGAGTCTTAAATTCAGATTCAACTATGCAAATTGAATTAAGCCGAGGTGGTAGTGGACGGATTTCCATGTCAACATCCGACCCTGTCCCTAGGTCAGTTCAAACCAATGATAGCACACCTCTTTCAGCCTGGTCCCATACCGCTGGAACCGTTGGCGGCACTGTTATTTCCCCTTATGCAAATGGTTTACCGAGGGCGGTTCCAAGCGGTACTATGGCCGGGGATCCTACTATAGACAATATTAAAATAGGTGCCGACGCTACTGGAACAAGCCGATTTTTCTCTGGATTATTACAAGAGTTATTTCACTTCAGCGATGTTAAAACCGATGAGTGGATAGCACACGAATATTCACAAACAACCGATAATGCGGCATTTTGGGGCACCTGGGCAGATGCGACAGCTGACTCTACTTTTAGATTTTGTGAATTATCTGAAACAGGTACTTGGCAAAATGTATTAAATAAAAGTGACCTATCAGATTATGTTGTAACCGATGAAACCGAAAAAGTAGATATGTTTGTCAGTAATGGCAAAATCTATGTATTCAGCCTATCGGGGAATAGTATTTTTGAGTGGGACTCAGCTACTAGTAAATTCCTTCGACGAAAAATGGGACTACCATCCCCTACAATCAGGAGTGTAGTAGGTACTGAATCTGGGGGCACATTAGCTGGGCGAAGAGTTTATGGTGTAGAACTAATTTATAAAAATGAGAATGTCTCCCCTGCTGTGGACCTAATCGCTTCTGGACCTAATCGGCAAGTGGAGCAGGGGTCTTTATCTTTTGCTGCTGGGCGATTAGCTTACACCGACGTTGTAGATTTAGCCACTTTTGTGGTTTCTATAAATAATGTCTGTAATGATGGTACAAATATGGAATCCACTATCAATGATAACTGGACCCACCTTAGACTGTACCGAAGTAAAGATTTGACAGCTATTACTAATTCAATAGTTACAGCAGATGGAACAATAGCCGAGACAGAAATTACGGGTCGAGTAGATGAGCTTTTTCAAGTAGCTGAAGTTACTAGAGCGACTTATCTAGCTGATGTGGTTGCTGGGGAATACGCTTTCCCCCTAGATAACATACTAGATGATGATTTTTTGTTCCCTAACTCCCCAGTACTCAAAGATAAACTAGAAATAGTACCCTTCGCTAACGCTAAAATAGGGGTTTATCATAGGGATAGGATTTGGGGCTCAGGAGTTGTAGAAGTTCCCTCGAATGGAGTTACTAGTTTTGAGTTGGATTCTATATCCTCCAAAATATTTTATACCCCAGACACCGAAGCAAATTCTCAGTATTCTGAGTCTATGGGGGTTTTGAATGCTGTAGATTGTGAAGCTGGGGATGGTCAAGATATGGTTGGCCTCTACGTTTTCAGGGAAGACTTAGTTGGTATCAAGCAAGGAAAAACAGGTAGAATCCCTTATGGAGACCCCAATAGAGGTTGGATTACAGAGGATGTGAAAATTGGTATCACAGATAGAGCTTTCGCTCAATTTGTACCTAACATTGGCCTGTGTGCTATTGTAAATGACCAAAATGATTTTAGAATTTTTGGGTTTGATTTACAGTGGAAAAGTAATCTATTTGGATTACAACTATCTCGACCTATCAGAGAGATTATAAAAACCTTCACCCCTGAGGATATAGATTTCATCTATTTCAACGGTAAACTAATTATTTCAGGTGGTAAGGGTGTATTGCTAGTTTTAGCTGTAGAGCAAAGACAAGGGTGGTCACTTTATATGTATCCTCTAAATGGCCTCTCGGAGGCATTACTCACTTTTGGTGAGAGTACTAGAGCTTGTATTTTAAATCCCGGTCAACCTGGGATAGAGATAGAAATTGAGGATGTTGATACAGATTACTCCCCAGTGACTAGTTTTACTGACAGTATTGCTTTTGATATCATTACTCACAAATGGCAAGATTTGAAAGGTCGGTCCTTAATAGAACAAAGATATTTATCAGTAGTAGCTGACCTAAACACCAATATCTCATGTCAACCGTTTGTAAACGGTAAAATTTGGGATATTCCTTTCACCCTATTACCCGACCCTCAGGATTATGATGATGAGGCCCTTAGGGAAACTGAATACCAAGGATTTTCCCCCTATAAACCTATAGGGAATTATATACACTATCAAATAACTGGATTTGCTCCAGCTATTATTTATTCTCTGAGCGTGAACGCTTTAATTCAAAGGGGCTCAATACCTAGGTCTTTTGACCCTTTCCAAGTTTTACCTAGACAATTACCTACCTGGGTTAGTATAACCACAGCTGCTGCTGATGCCGGAACGGTGGATAGTAGAGCAGCAACAACTTTCACAGCCAAAGATGCCGGAACAGTAGCAAGTCGGGCTTTATCAACATTCACCGCTAATGATGCTGGTGATGCAAATAGGAGTGCCTAATGGCCTTAAATGAATATCAGCAACACCTAGAAGATATAGATGATGCTACCATACAAACAACCATGGCTGGTAAAGAGATAGCCTGGAATAAAACCAAAAGAAGGGGTATTTATAAACATGCCGATTTAATTACTTTTGACTATATCCCCTCTGAAGCTGTATTGGCCTCTACGGTTGTTTCTAATTCTGGAGCTAAGCTTGTAGGTGTAGATGCTTCTAGTATGGTCCTAACAGGTACAAGCGTTCAAGCTGTACTTGAAAATATAGATACTGAGCTTACAGCTAGGTTGAAAAAAAATGGGTCTACGCCTTTTACAGGCGACCAATCTCTGGGCTCAAATAGTTTAACCAATGTGGCTGGTTTAGATGGACCTTCTGGGGCTGCTATAACTGTACAAACTACCGGACCCTTTGCTAAGTTAACTTTAAAGGGAACTCAAAACACACAATTAGAGGCTACAACTGGTACTTTAACTTTGCAGGCCTTGGATGGTACTGTGAGGGTGATTAATAGTACAGGGACTCAAATAGAGGCAGCTGGCCGAAAAGTCACCATAGGAAAGGTTAAAACAATTGTAGATGAGCCCCATAACGTAGAATTTTCGTGTCCTATAACTTTGGAAGATTGGCAGCAAATAACCCCAGCTGGTTCAACTCAAGGGTCTAGCCCTGTGGATGCAGCGGTTATCAGCGCATCTGGAATGTTTGTCACTAATCAGGCTATAACTCTACCAAAACCTATTGACTTTTCTGAGAGCCAAGCAGGTGCAATGATTATGATAAAAAACTGGGATTCGTCTAAAACTTTGAAAGTATTCCCAGCTTTAGGTCACGACATAGACCACTACGGAACGAATAACAGTATTAGTTTATTACCAGATGAATGTGTAACCCTTATGACAAGAAATAGCACTTTTTGGATGATTATAAGTAAATTTTAAATTAACCCTCTAAAGGGAAGAAAACCTATGAAACCAGCCTATTTTTGTATATTTTACTCGTACAAAATATAGGTGAATATGACAACGAATAAAGATTGGATGGAACTAAAAGATGAGATAAATGAGGTGAAATCTATGCTCAAGGAGCATCTATCCGTCGCAAACGTGGTGGATGGGAATGTTCGAGAGAAAGTGAAGGTTCTTTACACTAAATTAGACAAACTCATAACTAAGGTAGATAAAAATATTTCAACCATATCAGACCTTGTAACTAAGATAGCTGTTCTGGAAAATTCAAATAAATCAGATAAGGAAGTATGGAAAACAATAGCGACATGGGTCATGGCCCTCACAACAGTATTTACCCTAGCGTGGTTGATGATACAAAAGTTGTGGCCCTAATTGATGTGGATAGCTTTTATTTAAGCCTATTCGAGGATTTTTTCGACGATGAGCCAGCCATCATCAATTACTTTGGCGTTGGGGCCGCATTCTTAGAAATCAGCCCCGACCTAATGGCCACGTTTGATTATATCGTAATAAACCACAACCTATTTGACATGAAAGGGATTGACTTATTAAGCCGTTGCAGACAATTCTTCAAAGGAAAAGTCTGCATAATTTCCAGTTTTGGGAGTGCTGTAACTCCTGAAGAAATGATAAAATTTGATATTTCAGGGGATTTTGAAAAACAAGACCGTGAAAGTTTACTTGACTGGTATAATGACCGAGTCCCTGAATTAGGGAGAGAAGTGTAATGCCCATTAATTTTGGAGAGGTTTTATTATCCAGAGAGTTGACCATACCTTTCACCACAGCCGCTATAGATGGGACTAGGTTAGGGTTTTCTGATGACCTTGCGACAAGCGACATACGGATATATAAAGAAAATGGTACTACGGAAGGAGCTATCCAAAATGGACGGACTGTTAGTTCCAATTTTGATAGCTTAGTAGGTGTTCACACATATACTGTGGATTTAGCTGATTCCTCACAACTCGGGTTTTTTGAAGTTGGCAGTTCTTATTGGGTAGTTCTTTATCCAGCTGTTGAAACTGTGGAGGGTAGATTGCTTTCCAAAGTACTTGCAACTTTTAACATAGTCTCAGCTTTACATCCAGTTCCCATTAGGGGAATTGCTAAGGAAAAACCCTCCAGACAAGTTTTAGAGGAAAAATTAGATGCGATAACTGTAGAATTATCTACTATTAAGAATACATTAAGGCAAAAGAGAGAGGATGAAGATGGCAGAAACAGTATTCAAGAAACCGACAATTCAAGGTAGACCTAAGAGTAAAACTCTAACTAAGAGTGGTACTTTTGCTACCAAAACTGCTCCGGCTACCAATACGGGGATAACTACTAAAACTGCTCCTTCAGCTCAATCTGGTTTGCCTAAAATTAATACAGCAACTAATGTGATGCAAAAACCAGGGGTTACAACTCTCTCGAAGGGTGGCCTTTTACCTCAAGTTAATACAGCTAATCCAGATATAGCTCAAAAACCTATGGCCTCCACTCTCACAAAATCAGCAACTTTACCTCAAGTTAATACAGCCCCAACAGGGCCAACTCCAGGACAGCCTATGGTTGGAGCTGGTGGGTTTGCTTATGATACCGATTTAAGGGGGCCAGTTCCTACAGACCAAGTTGTCCATGAAAAACAGGACTTCCAAAATGTTCAGAGAGATGACCATGTCTTCACTCCTGAAGAGAAACTAGAGATGGGAGGGCCAGTAGCTCACCCACCTATAGCTGACCCTACACAAGACCCAGTGATTGAGCAAATGAAATTACGAACTCAAAGAGAAAACATGCAAAACACTCAAAAAAATAGACGTGATGCTCATGAAAGAGCTATTAGAGCTGGGTTCCAAGAGGGTTCTCCTCAGTATGAAGAAATGATGAGAAATGCTGAAACTCAAGCTAAAAATCAAAATATAGCGGCTGATAATAAATTCAGAGAATTTGCTACAGGTCGTGAAGACCAAATCAGGTCTAGAGATTTTAGTGAAGATATGGCCACTAAAGACTTTGAATTGAGAAGACAGAGCCAGGAATTTGGTCAAGAAATGGACACCAAAGATATGGACTTCAGAGACTTTAACAACTCAATTAAATTTGTTGAGAGTGATATAGGTCGAAGCTTATTAGCTGGTATTCAAGCTGAGGGTGGGGATTGGTCTACAGCCATGAACCAATTATACACTACAGATGCTGATGGCAAACGTGTATTGCATCCAATGCACAAAGATAAAACTAGCTCTGAGTTAATCAAAGCTAGTTTAGATGAAACCGTTAAAAATATCACAGTCAACCCAGAAGGTGCAGATGAGCCTTGGGGTGTAGCTGAGAGAGAAGCTTGGGTTAGTAATAAAGTTAATCAGATTGCAGGTCAAGGTTTACAAGGGTTAGATATAACCTCCACAGAAAATGAAAAGACAGCAGAGGATAAATCACAATTCGAGAAAGCCTTAGAAGTTGGGGACTTTAATGATATGTCAACTCAACGGCTACAAAGAGCTATTGCTGATGATGAAAATGCCTTGGAGAAAATGGACCTACCTAGTTATGATAAATCCTCTATAAGTCAATTAAACGATGGCAATATGTGGTCAACTGACGACATGGCTAATGAGGGATTAGTTGCCGACAGGAAAGAGGGTACTGTTATAATGTATGGGGGTAGACCTCTAAGAATAACAAGCCGGGCTATCAATAAGAAAGACCCTAGTGGCTGGGCGGAAATTGGCACAATAGGCGGAGCTCAGCCCACAAAACAACTAGTACTTGGTGGTGTCTATCTAGATGAACCAG